GTTAGGGTCTTATGGTGACTTATGTCACGTGCTGTATTACTACAGCATCTCCCTGCGTTTAACGGCAGGGTCCAGAGTCGAGTTGAGGTGAGTCTTTCGACCCACCACCCGGGTTACGGTTCTTCTCGATAGACAACTTTGCCCAAACCAATCGCTCTCTCGCCGTCTTCTCAGACGGAATTGAGGTAGGTGATTCTTGGACATATCCGGGAGGCGACTCCTTCGGGAAAGGTTTTACAACCTCTACCTCAGGTATCGCTTTCTCAGTATGTTTGTGAAGTATCGCGGTCAGCCTTTGCTGTTCCGTTCTGGTCGTAAGAAAGTTCGTCAAGTAGGCATTCCGCAGTGTATTAACGATCCTTCGGAGCTTTACAGGGCTAACTGGCCCTGGACGCATAGACTTTATGTCCAGCGTTGAAGATCCGGTAACCGTTCCTGAGCTAGGTACAAGACCTAGTTTGGACAAGTACATTGCCAAGGCTATTTCGCGCTCACTCTTGGGAAAATCGGTTTGAGATAAAGGATTTGCATCCTCTTCTCCCATTCCTCCTAAACTTCGAGGGAGCATCGATAATATCCGAGAATGCTTCCGTGCACGCTTAGCAGTAACTGAGTTGTTGTTCGGAGAAGGAACTAACCATGGAAAACGCCTGATATTATCGGGGTCGGACAGTGAACCTTCGAAGCTTTTAAACTTCGGCGGGGTTACATCCTTCCCGTACCAATACAGACGGCCTGCAAACTCGCAGAACTCCATCGACACGATGCTCTTCTCTTTGGAAAAGGGCACCTTACTATTGTTCATCCAGTCTTCATAGCGTTTTGCAACGCTGTGATCTTTGATGACAACGTCATCGCCTAGGACCACGAAATTCACGCCGGGTTTACCACCTAGCGCTTCAATCAGAAGTCCATGAGCGAGTGTAAATGAAGGAAACGAGCCGTAGGCTCCCATGGGGCTACCTTCACTCCACTGAACCCATTGCTTGGCCTTCGTCCCCAATTCGTATTCGCCTTTTAGGCACCATCGGTCATAGACCTCTGGTACTTGTGCTCCTCGCAGGGTAGCGAGAAGTATATCGCGCGGGAAATAATCCGTTGCGTCCTTTAAGTCGAAACAATAATTGGTTCCTTGGCCAGTCCTAGCAAATTCCCTGCCGACCTCTTGCTCCCCATGACAGTTCCCGTCGTAAGCTCTTGCGAGCTCATCGAGGTACAGCTGTAACGGTTTCAAGAGACCTTGGATAACAGGAGAAGGACTAGCTACTACGCGAACCTTACCTTTC